TGGGATAATCAGCAGGTATGGGACGGGCTTAGAAAGCAGGGAGTTCTTGTTGTAACTGCACTTGATGTTATCGAGGCGGTACTTCTGGGCGGAGAAAAAGACAAGGTTATTGACGAAATCAATAAGCTGAGTGGATTTGATTCCGAAAATCTGGAAGAAGTTGAAAACAAAATGGAGGAGACCGCAAAAAACTAATCCGGGCAGGAGGAAAAACTACCCTCCTGCATCAAATTTTTCAGCGGTTGGGCATAACACCGGATGAAGTATATGCAAAGCCTGCTGGTGTGCGTGCGTTTATGTTCGCGTCAATGAGAGTACGTCTGGAAGATGACGAGAAAGGAGGAAGATCGGGTGGCGACTAAGGTTATAAAGATAGAGATTCCTATCGAAACAAAGGATAATACTGGACCGGTTGTAGATAGCATATCTGAAAAAATGGAAAACCTTGATTCGGCTGCGAAAAAGGCACAAAAGAGTATGGAAAATACTGTAAATAGTGCAAATAAAGCGGCGAAAGGTTTTGAAAATGCATCAAGACGTGTTTCTGGTTTTGAAAAATCCGTTGGAAGTGGCTTTGATAGTGCATCAAAGAAAGCGTCCGGCTTTGAAAAATCTGTAAATAAGACACAAAAATCGCTTCTTGCTATGATGAAAGAAAAGTATCAACTTCTGCTCGAGGCGAAAGACCGGATCACACCAACTGTAAAACAGGCCATAACTTATGTAAAAAGCCTGACAGGAAAGACGTGGAAGGTTACATTAAAAGCTGTTGATCTAGTAACATCCCCTGTGAGACGTGTATTTGGCCTATTGAAAAGCCCACTCGTGGCGGCTGGCGTTACAATCTCGGCAGGCGCCGGTATTGCTGATACGGTGCAGACGTATGCGGATTTTGAAGCTGCTATGTCTGAGGTAAAGGCAATATCAGGCGCAACAAGCCAAGAGTTTGAGCAGTTAACAGAAAAAGCAAACCAGATGGGGGCTGTTACGAAATTTACGGCATCTGAATCTGCAGAGGCATTTAAATACATGGCTCAGGCGGGATGGGATGTAAGAGAAATGATGGATGGTATCGACGGACTTATGGCTCTCGCAGCGGCATCCGGAGAAGACCTTGGTATAACGGCTGATATCGTAACAGATGCTCTGACAGCATTCGGATTATCTGCGAAAGAAAGCGGAAGGTTTGCGGATGTTATGGCGCAAGCAGCGAGCGCAACTAATACAGATGTGGCAAAAATGGGAGATACATTTAAGTATGTTGCTCCTGTTGCCGGTGCACTTGGATACAGCATTGAAGATACAGCAGTAGCTATTGGCCTAATGGCAAATAGCGGAATCAAAGCTTCACAAGCCGGAACAAGTCTTCGCAGCCTGCTGACCAATCTTACCAGACCAGTTGGACAGGCAGAAGATGCGATAAATGCACTTGGAATAAGCATAACGAATACTGACGGATCCGTAAAACCTCTTTCTCAAACATTACAGGATTTACGAGCGAAATTTGGTGCTCTGACCGATTCGGAAAAGGCTCAATATGCGGCCATGCTTGCCGGACAGGAGGGAATGAGTGGACTTCTTGCTATTGTAAATGCATCTGATCAAGAGTTTGAAAGTCTGACAGAGCAAATAAATAATAGTTCTGGTGCGGCACAGAAAATGGCGGACGTTATGATGGATAACCTTTCTGGTAAATTTGAACTTTTTACGGGCGCATTAGATTCAATGAAAATGTCACTTGGCGAAAAATTTAAACCATATTTGATTGAAGCTCTTGAATGGATGACTGACAAAGTTCCGGATGTGGAGAATGCGTTGCTTACGGCAATGAATTCGTTTGATCATTTTGTTGATAATGCGAAGGCGAAAATAGATGAATTTACTGCTACAGACGAATGGAAAAACGCAGATCTGTTTGGAAAAATCGAAATAGCATGGGATGAACTTGTGGCGGAGCCGTTTTCAGATTGGTGGAATGGGTCTGGAAAACTGAAAGTAGCTGGTGTTGCAAGAGATATAGGCACCGGAATCGGAAGCGCAATTTCTGCTGGTATCTTGGCATTGATGGGAGTAGATGTTTCTTCTGTAATTGACGAAGGAAGTAGCATTGGCCGTCAGTTTGCAGAAGGTTTTTCTGAAGGCATGAGTGGCGTGGATGTATCAGCAGCTCTTGGTACAATGGTAAGCGGAGCGTTTTCGAGTGCCGGAAAACTTCTTCCTGGAGGGACAGCTCCGGATATTGGTTCTCTCTTGTCTGCGGCGGCAATAGCAAAGATCGCGGGACCGTTGATGAGCTTTGGATCTGGAGCATTCAAAGTAGGAAAGGGAATATATAAAAGTGCTACTGGAGGAGTGTTAAAGAAAGCGATAGGAAGTTTCTCAGTGGCAGATGAACTTGCCGGAGTAGGAAATGTTTCCGGAAGCGGACTGATGGGTCTTGCTGGAAAAGCAGGTATGGCACTTGGATCAGGAGCATCGACAGCAACCGGATTGGCGGCTGCCGGAGCTGGCGGAATAGCCGGAGGAATAGTCGGAGGAGCCGCACTTATAAGTGGTGGAATGGATGCTTTTGATGCTTACAATTCCTACAAAGAAGGAAATAAAGACGTTGCGAAAGCGCAAGGAACATCTGCCGGACTGAAAGTCGGCGGAGTAGCGGCCGGAGCAGCAGCAGGAGCCGCTATCGGAAGCGTTGTTCCAGTATTGGGAACAGCAGTCGGAGGATTGATCGGAGCAGGAATCGGCGGTCTCGCTGGCTGGTTTGCCGGAGATAAGGTCAAAGAGGATTATGAGGAAGCAGCGGCAGCGGCGGAAAACCTTGAACAAAAAAGCAAGTACGCTCTCGAAGGTGCAAAATTCGACAGCAAAGAGCTTAAAGAAGCTTTTGATGACACAAATGTATCTGCTGAACAATTTGGTGCTATGATGCAGGAAGCAACCTCAAACAAGATAAGGGATGCCTTTGGTGATATAAAGCTGACCATGCAGGAAATTGAAGAGGCAGCCAAGCAAATTGTTTTTGCGGATCAAGCGGAGGCTCTGAACAAATTCTCGGCAGCTGCGGAGACAGCAGACAGTTCTCTTGCTACGCTACAGAGCTCGTTCCAGACGATGGACAAGCTGAACTGGAAGGCGTCGCTCGGCATGGAACTTGATGAAGGAGATATGTCGGAATATATTTCGGCTGTTGACGCCATGATCGAAAGCTCGAAACAGTATCTCGAAGATAAACACTACGAGGCAACTGCGGCCATAGATCTTTTGATAGAGCCGGGAAACGAAACCGATATGACGTCTGGATTAAACCAGATGTATTCGGACTTACAGACTAAGATCGAGAGCCTTGGGGGAGATCTGAAAGCGAAGGTTAATGTGGCGCTGGAAGATGGAGTAATCACTCTTGACGAACAGGCGGAGATCGCGAATCTGCAAAACCAGATTGCGGATATTACGAACCAGATTAGCCAAGCTGAAACAGAGGCAAGTTTCCAAAGCTTGAAAATCAAGTATTCCGGCGCGTCATTAGATGCGGACTCGTTCGCATCTTTGGTGTCTGAAATCCAGGCAAATGTGCAAGATGCAGCGTCTCAATATGATGAAGCTTTGCAGGTTTCCTTGACGAATTTAAACTTACAGCTTCAAAACGGAGCTATCTCTCAGGAGCAGTTCGACGAGCAGCTTCAGGCGCTTACGGAAGGTTATCAGGCAAAGATTACAGATCTGTCCGTCAGAGTAGAAAGTTTTGAGCTACAGTCGATAGCGGATTCTTTTGGTAGTGAATTGGATGGGATACTTCCGGAGTTAGAAGGAACGGTAGCTGAACGGCTTGGAACTGCCATGCACAATGCAATGGCTAATGGAGTGGATGTGGAAAATTGGGATGTATCTACTGCATCAGAGTGGCTCGATTTGGATGGATTGTCTGCTGAAACGCAATCGGCTATTACTGAAATGATGAGTCAGGTTGCGGCTTCTATGCCGGATCAGATGACATCTGCCCTGGAAGGTAGTGGAGCGAATTTGAGCGAAAGCGTAAATAATATGGTGAAGAGTGGAATAGAAAATGCAGATTTTACAGAAGCAGGGGCAGCCATGAACCAGAAGCTTGGCGAGTCATTAACTCCAACGGATATGTCAGAATCATCTGCCGGATTACAAGATGGATTGCAATCATCTCTCATGGCTTCAGTAGAAAACATTGATCTTACGGAAGCCGGAAGTCTTATGAACCAAAAACTTGGGGAAGCAATGTCTTCTGTGGATATGTCTGAATCTGATGCGGGACTTCAGGAAGGGTTACAGAATTCCTTGACCGCTGCGCTTGAAGGAATAGATTTATCGGAAAGCGCACAGATGATCAATACCTCTATTGTAACGGCGCTATCATCAACCGAAGGGATTGACATGAGTGGCTTCACAGCTTCCATGCAGAGCAGTATTACCTCTTCGATAGAGGGATTGGATTATTCCGGCGTCACGACTGCTGTTGGTTCTGGTATATCGAATGCGATTACTGCAACTATGGGAACCATTCAAGGGGCAATAGACACCCTTTACAGCAACGTTGGATCTGCAATCAACACGGCATTTTCGGCAGGATTTTCTACCACAACAACCGTCACAATTACGGCGAATTATAAGCTCGCAAATCCATCAGCCACTATCAGCTTTAGTGGTGGCGGAACTGGAACAGCTACGGTCAGCGGAAGCATTTCAAGCCATGCGAATGGTGGTTTCGCTTATGGTCCGGAGCTTACGTGGTGGGGTGAGGACGGACCGGAAGTGATCATCCCGCTTGGAAGTAAGAGGCGGCAAAGAGGTTTGGAACTGTGGGCGCAAGCCGGAGAAATGCTCGGAGTTGGAAAGCATGCTGACGGCGGCATTATCGGCTCCGGAGGGGGTACAAGTAAAAATATATGGGATAACACAGAAAGGCTCATAGAGCCAATATCCGAGGGAGACAGCGGCACATCTGATGTATCAACGGTTATTGACAGCGAAAGGAACTCGGATACAAAAGAAGTAAACCTTAGCGTGACTGTAAATCCGCAGTTTGTGATATCGTCAACAAGTCAGAGAGAAGACGATATCCTGCAAATTATCAAAACGCACATGAAAGAACTGGCAGACGACCTTGGCGGTGAGCTTGCGGATCGCCTGGGCGAAGTTTTCTCAAACATGCCAGTAAGTAGTTAAGGGAGGCGCTTTATGGATGTTATTTTAACTGAAGTTGAAAACGGTAAAAGCAAATTTATCTTTCCTAGCCTCCCAGAGGAGGTAAAGGGGACGAATCGGACCAATTATCAGTCTTACGATATTCTGTCCTATGGTGAGGTAAAAATCCCAAAGGGGA